CGGGAGAAGAGTTCACAACAAGCCACTTAGCCCCCGAAGGGATAGTTACCGCATACCCCGAAGCAATCGTTACCGGACCAACCGATATACCGTTATACCCAGCCGTCAGTGTGTAGTTACTTGATATGGTTTGTTTTGACTCAAGGATCGTGGCAGATCCTGCCGCCGCAGCAGATATAGTCGTTGTGCCATTACCAGGGGTCAGCGTAATGTTCGCCCCAGCCGTCAACCCGTAAGCCGAACGCCCCGCGGGGTAGGTTACAAAGACGTTTTTAGTTCCGGCACCGAAGTTAACCAAGCTGCCCGAGTTACTCGATGATAGTACCGTCGTCCTACTGAGCGTTGTCCCAGAGGCTGTGTACGTCCCTATCCCAACTTCCCAGTTGGAACCGGATTGGTCTGCGATAGTGTAAAAAGTAGTGTTCCCGTCCCCAATGGCGGAAAACGATTGAAACCCAGTTGCAGCACCAGCTAGGGTTATTGTCCCCGTGCCAGTGCTGGTCGTAGTTTCCTGTACACGATCTGCGACGACAAAAGCCATATCATGCCGACAAGCTGAACTGGTACGTTACCTGAAGCGTGTCCCCGTTCACTACAGCCCGCGACGACGAAAAGTCACCCGCAGAAAACAGTGTGCCGGTCGTCCCGCTTTTTGTGCTATCACTTGTCAAGAAGGCCCCATAAACTGTGGTTGTGCCATTGATATTAAACACCGCTTTGTTAGCCGAGTTAGTAACAACGGATGGGGAAGCTGTCGTTGCAGCAGCAAAGTTAGCTACCGGCCTCGTTGCATCGCTATACGTCACGTTTTCTGACCAAGCCCGCGAACCTGTAGCCATAGTGTTTGAAGCAGCCACTACCCCTGAATCTTTGAGTCCGATATACCACAAGGAAATCGTTGTTACTGCATCAAGGCTGTTAGCCATGAATTGAAGGCCTGTCGAAACAACTGTGTTTTTGGCCTGATCTTTCCACTTCAAATTACCGTCTTTGTCATAGCATTCAAATAAATAAATGCCACTAGCTAGTGCAACGTTTTCCTCAGTGGGGCGAGCTACCAATCCGCCTGTATAAATATCTTTAACTCTGCTATTTTCCATCATGCAATCCTTAATATTGAATCAGTGGCGCCCATGGGCGGGAAAGTTATGGTCAAATCTTGACCGGTTTTTGTTACCGTAGAACCGAAGTTTAAAACACAAACCGCCCGATTTCCATTTGTTGAGTTGTAAATCAGAGCGCCAGCACATGTCAACGTTACATTGCTGAATGTTAGGTCGTCAAACGACCAATATCCTGTAAGACTTGCTGAAAGGGGCGTGATGTTTGTGAGTGCAAGGCCGCCTGCCGAATAATTGGCTCCACTGGCTTCACCTTGCGCGGTGTAGGTTTGGGTATCTGCACCGAGATTGGCAGTTGCGACGTACAAGGCGAGCTTGAAAACATTTCCTGTGCTCCTCGTAAAATTGTGCAGCCCCTGCGCAACCTCCGCCTTGAAGCTTGTACACATGGTTTGCACAATCGCCATTACACAACCTTATCCTGTACCTGGCCCTTGCGGTATTGATCCTGGCGCTCAAGACCATCACCAAGACGCTTGGCAAGTACCAATGTCTCTTTGTACTTGTTGTTGATATTGGCTATTTGATCGGGCTCAGCCTTCATGAATGTAGCCGCCTCAATCAATGCGCCATATAACAGCACTGTATCAAAATTATCGCTTAGCCAAGTTGTTGTTGCATCTACATTGCCAGATGTAATTGACGTCGGATAGTAGAAGTAATGCAATTCTATGGAGTATGAAATATCTGGTGTTGGGCCAAGAATAAACACAAGCTTATTTGGCGCATTTGGATAGTCAGGGCCAAATAGCGCATAGCAATATGGTCGCCCCGTATTCCCCACCCCAGTCGGAATCGGGAAAGACTCTCTTATGAAAGTCACGTCTTTGTTAAGCAAGTAATGATAAGCGCCGGACGGGTCTATGACTGCCATAGAGTATGGGGCCAAGAAATCAGTTGGGGCCTGTAAGTACCTATTGTTAGCACTACACTGGCCGGTGACATTCTTTCTCAGACTGGCGAATTGGACCGCATTGTAAATACGCTCTTCTGCTTGCGTAACAAATGCCGTCAAGCTATCCGTGGAGAACGTCGTCTCCATGTAATCCTGAATCTGTGTCTTCAGGTCACCCCAGTTCACGCCATCGGCCCCCGGCACATCGTGCCCTTAGTCGCTGCACCTGCACCACGCATTTTAATACCATTTGTCTTGATTGGCTTATCAAGCTTGTTGGTATACGCGCCTACGCTCATCGCAATCGTATTGGTGCTGCTATGGTCTGGACCGGATCCTGGGTTCTCAGAAGCCCTGGTCTTTTTCCCATCCATCGTGTGCGGCTCTGCATATACCGACGCAGGGCCAATCTCCTTGCCACCACGCTTCATAGAGTACTTAGCCATCACTTCATTCCTTGGTTTCTTGCCCTGGCCATGTTGCGCCCCATCTTGCGCATCATCTCGCCAGTAGGCCCACCTTTGCGTAACTTCTTAACGTCTGCATCTGGATGAGCCCCTTTACCCTTTGCCATATGCTTCTTGAGTGCTTCCATCGGTTTCATATCAAACTCCTATGCGACAGTAACTGAGTTTACAAGTCCTTGTGGCACCAAGTGATTGGGCGTTAAGGCTGCGTCAAACGATCGTGAACCACCTACCGGGTTAAATCCCCACTCTATTACCCTACTTCCATCCAAAGGCACACCCGTATAAAGAGGGTTTGTTCCTACCGTATAGTTTGTCTGTAAACCGTTATAGCCTGACTGATAGTAAGAATTTGAATCGGTCCTTGGATTTCTTACAGCCTGTGGATCGTTAACTGGATACATGCCAAGCTGCAATTGCGGCTGATCTGGCTCCCAGCATTCTGGACATACCAGTATATTGACATTTTTTGTCTTAATTGTCAGCGGCTTAAGCTGTTTAAGCTTATAGCGAAAGTTGCACCTATCGCACTGGGCGATTGCAAACTTACCACTGGCAAACTGATTTGGCATTAGAAGTTCACACCCAAGAATGACTGCCTTGGCACAAACCTAATAGGAGCCTTCTCGCGATCCTCTGATGATGCAAGATCCCAAGCTTCATCATATTGAGCTTTGAGCATAGCCATCCGCTCCAACCCACCATCCACCTTCATGGATAGCTTGTAAGCTAAGCCTGCAATCATAGCCTCTTGGAATCTGTACGGAATATCTTCAACGTTCACACCATTGCCTGCGTCCTGCATCCTTCTTAGGCGCCAATACACCAACGTGTAGTACGGATTGCTGATCGTTCCCTGATCCGGGGCCGGCCATACCGTAACGTTTGGAAACTGCGTATTACTTACCGCATCCCCGGATGTATGCGATGCAGCCGTCGTGTTGTTCTGGCCGCGCATTACATTGTTCAGCGTTGCATAAGTCGAAGCACCCGTTGCCACATTCTCAGCTTGGGTTGCAGTTCCGTAGTAATAAATTGTTTCCGCACCAATGTTTGCATATCCTGCATATGGTATCCCCTCGACGCTAGACATCGGTACTGTCGTAGCTGAGGATGAAATATTAGCTGCAAGCGTTGCATTAAATACATACGTTTGACCGCCCTGTCTGTCGATGTAAATTTGGATTGGCCGGCCGGTGGCGAGCTTGTTCGGGATGGTTGAGTATGTACTGACCGAGATGCGACTGATATTGATGTCGGTTTGATTTTGGCTTACCCCAGTACGGACAATAGTTTCCACCAGGTCCACTGTGTTTATTGGAAGCGGGTAGGTAATCTGATTGGCGTAAAGAGGTATAGCTCCCTGCTCCATCGTCCACAAATTAATTCCGCGGTTTGCCCATTCGGTAATTAACAGGTTTAGTGAGCGCCGGGCTGTCCTTAAATCATATCCAGACCGCAACTCTTTCCCGCAGCGCTCGTACGCCTCCTCAACCATCTCATTGAGGTTGGGATCAAACGTAGTGGTTCCGGTGGTATAGGCCATTATGATTTCCTTGCCGCCCGCATATTATCCACGAGATTCGGATAGGGTCGACCCGCAGCTTTTGCCATAGCCTTTGCTTTAGATTTCTTTTGCGGGCTCATGGGTTTTGGTTTGCCGAGGCTTTTGGGCCTTGGCTTATTCCATACCTCACCGCCCTCAGCAAATTGCTGAAAGTCTGTATCATCCCGCCGCCTCTTTGTCTTGGCTTTGGGCATTTTACTTGGGCTGATTGCCCCCATTCCCCGGCTGGCTAGCATTATCAAAAGCTCCTACAAGTGCGGCTAATCCAAAGTTGCCCGAGTCTTGTAACGGGCGGAGGTAATTTGGCGCTTTGAACGGATCATATGGCCCAAACTCCGGGGCCGGAACATTGGGTTGCGCATAGTCAATATATCGCTTTGTCTGATCATAACCCGGAACCATGAATAATGGAAAGGGTGGCGGTGGAGTTGTAACCGGCTTTGTGGTTACAAGCTTTGTTGTAACGGGCTTAGTTGTTGTCGGTGCCTCTGTTGTTGTAACAGGCATCGATGTCGTTTCTGTGTAGCTCAACGTTGGTGGCCAAGGTATTGTTGGCGGCGGCGTCGTAAATGTCACGGTTTCCGTAACAGTTACCGTCGGTGTCGGCGTCGTAATAACAAGCGTTGGCGTGAACGTAATCGATATCGTCTCGCTAGGCGTCTCTGAAATTTGTTTCGTGATGGACTGGCTTACCGTTTCTGAAATGGACTCGCTTACAGAGACCGTCTGGCTAATTGACTCTGAGATCGATTGGCTTATTGATGTGGTTACAGATATGGTGGGAGCAACAGTTTGACTGATGGACTGGCTTACTGATTGCGATACCGATGCGCTCGCAGACTGACTTAACGATTCACTGATTGATATTGATTCGGACACGGATACGCGCTGGCTTGTGTCCAAGTTTTTAAGCTTCTCTGAAATAGAAGCGCTTTTCGATGCGGAAATAGAGCTAGATATATCTAGCGCCGCCGACTGGCTTATAGAGGCTGATACTGATGCGCTAATGTTTTCTTTGGTATCTCTTTCTGCTTCTTCAGATATTGAGGCGCTCAAGCTTAAAGAGTTAGACAGGCTAATGCTCGCAGCAGCAGAAATTGAAGCACTGATGCTGGCGCTTGTATTACGCAATTGGCTAAGCCCTTGGCTCTCTACAACAGAAACGGAGGTAGATATCGATGCGCTCTTCGATGCAGATACCGAATTGATTAGGCTTGTTGAGATTGATTGCGACAACGATTTGCTTATCGACGCCTGCTCGGATATGAATTGCTTGTCAAGAATGGACAAAGACGTTGATTCGCTGATGCTTACCGATTTGGATGCGCTCAGACTTTGAGAAGTTGATATAGAGTTTGAAATAGACTGCGAAACACTAGCCGATATTGAAGCAGCAGTGGAAATAGACTGCGATACGCTTATAGAATTTGATACTGATACAGCTTTAGCCGCGTCTTCTTTAATTTTGTTGCTTATGCTTATCGATTCCGATATCGATTTGCTTGTGCTTACTCTGTCTGCCTCGGCCTTTGCCTCTGCCGCTAGTTTTTGAGACAAAGAGATTGAATTGCTTATGCTTATCCTATCTGCTTCTGCCTTGGCTTCTGCCGCCTGCTTTTGCGATAGTGAAATAGATTCACTGATACTGATTCTTTCAGCCTCTGCTTCTGCCGCTTGTTTTAATCTGATTGATTCTGATTGACTAAGTGATTGAGATACAGATGCAGCTTGGCGTGCGTCCTCAGCAATCCTTGCCCTGTCCGCTTCTGCTTGAGCAGCGAGCTCCGATTCGCTCTTCCAGCCGCCTCTCTCAAGACCCATTTCGACGTACGCATTAATGTCTGCGTCCGTCAGCCCCATATTTTGAAATGATGTTGCTGTAATTTTTTGTGAATTCAACCAAGATATTTTTTGCTCGGGTGTGTAGTTACCCCATTTAGCAGGTATGTTAATAATCGTACCGTTAGGCGATGTCCATGGAGTGGTTGCGCTCTCTTCTGCAATTTCCGCTTCAGACTTCCAAACGCCTCTGTTTAGGCCTAACTCAACGTAAGCAGAGATATCAGCGTCTGACAGCCCAAGACTTTTGAATTTTTCGGCATCTATTTTGTTGTCATTAAACCAGTTAATTTTTTGTTCATTTGTGTATTCGCTCCACAGTTTTGGTATTTTTAATACCTCCCCGTTTGGAGCCGTCCAATCAACAACAGCCTTCTCATCCGCCTCTCTTTCTGCGGCGCGTCTTATTCTTTCTGCATCCTCAGCATCTTTTAAAGCGGTTGAAAGTGAAATTGAATTGCTTATGCTTACACGTTCAGCCTCTGCCCTGGCTTCTTCCGCAGCCCGTTCTGCTGCCTCTCTTTCGGCCTTGGCAGCAGCCTCTGAAATAGAAATTGAATTGCTTATGGAAATTGATATTGATACCGCACGAGCCGCGTCTTCAGATATTTTTTTTCTGTCCGCTTCTTCTCTTGCTGACTGTAAATCTTTAAATTCTTGAGTGGACTGGATATTGTTAGTTATTTTGGTTGAATCAAGATCACCGGTTTTTAATCCGGTTAGAGCAGTTTCTAATTCTGTTTTTGTAGGCTTTCGTCCAAGAGCGTTTTGATACAGCGTGTTAACTAAATCAAAGTTTTTCCCATCCACCGTTTGGTTGAGAGTAGCCTCTAGCTCACTTTGGCTTTTACCTACAACCCCTTGGATATTGTTTGATATTTCGTCAAATGTGGCTTGCCTACCAATTTGGTTTTGATACGCACCGTCAATCGTTGATAACAACGAATCCATCTGGCCGGTCGTTAGCTGCACTGGCTTGGTATCAAACCCCTCGATGTTTAGCACCGAACCTTTGGTAAGGTTCTGATTGGATACATCAAGAACGTAGGTCTGGTTGTTAGGTCCGCTAATAACCGCCGTGTTGCCAATAACCGAAGTGACCGTACCTTTTACGTCCGCTGGTATTAGATTGGGATCAATACCTACCTGATAACCCAAGTCGTCAAGGTTTTTGATTAACTGGCCCTGGCCCTGCGGCGATAGTAGATCTGCAACAGAGGTTTGAATGTTTGCCTTTGACCCAACGGCGCCGGCAATTACAAACGATGTGAGCGCGTCATTAAGATCGATCTTCTGGCCCATACCAATTTGGTTGGCCACATACGATGCCGCTTCTTCAAGCCCGTCTACAGCCCCATGATACGGAGTAGCAATTAGCTGGCGTAATGCAGTCTTTCCTCCGGGTATAAGACCCATGACACCGCCAACAATGGTTTCCGCCAAAGCGGCTGGCATGGCACCCTGTCCAGCAAGCTGTGCTGCAAGCTTTGGATCTAACCCATCTTGTATAAGCTGAGCGATGTTCTCTTCTGCGATACCGCCGTAATTCAAAGCCAGGTCTGACATGGCCGAACCAAGCGCAATACCTGGCGCTGTGCCAATAGCCTTTAGCGCTTTGCCCATAAGAGCAAACGAGATCATGTCCTCGGACAGCTCTTTACTTGCAGTCCATGCAAGGCTTGCAAAACTTGTAGGACTTTCGGTTGCCCACTGCCATGCTGCGCCAAGCTTGTTCCAGGCACCATCCGCCGCAGAAATCCTACCCATCTGCCTGTTTGCCTCTTCCGCTAACTCCGGCATAAGCAGGTCGGAACTCTTGGAACCTATCTCGGCAATACCACGCAAAGCAACCGCAACATCGTTCGCTGCGTCACCCGTTACAACAGAAGCTATACCCGCGCCTGCGCGAGGGAACAGAGAAAGGAAGTTTGCGTTTAGCGAATTAATGAAGTTCTGCGCCGGAGATCCCACAGAGGCGCCAGCCTTGATGCCTTCATAGACAGTCCTGGCTATGTCATCAATAACCGCATTTCTGGGTAGCGGCTCCCCAGGCTTGCCCTTGTTGAGCGCCTCAATGACCTCGCCAGGTAATGGGTTCTCCCCATCCTTAATCTTCCCTGCTTGGTACAAGGCGCCTTGTGTGTACTGATACGATCTATAACGACTTAAAAGATCGTCTTTAACGCCTACAGCACCCAATACTTTTTCGAACTCTTCAAACGACAACATCCGTGAGGTTGTCTGTTTTTGAGAATCAATACCTAATGAGTTTCTACCAATAGCAGCCTTCTGGTCATTCCACCCGGTAACGACCTGCCGCGCCATGGCGTCCGTCATGCCATCGTTTTGCTTGAGCAAACTGATAGCCTGAGCCTCTGTCATCGTGCTGCCTGGCGCAAAGAACTTCTCTGCCGTCCCAGTGAGCTGCTTGCTTAAGCGATCTACATACTGCTGTTGCTGCTCTATACGGTACTTATCAATTGACTGTGGCGTAGCGCCAAAGAACGTATCGGTAATATCTTTGCCGGTTCCATCTCTGGCAGCCTTGACGTAATACGAACCATCATCAGGGTTCTGGGCCCATGAGATCTGCGTACCCTTTCGGTCAATAACCTGCCACTGCCTGAGCCCAGCTACAGCAGCCTGCGTAGCCTCCGATGACGTAAGTTCGTCGCCCGCCTTTACCGCACGGTAGTAAGTAAGCTGATCATTGGCCACGTCGCCACGAATACCCGCGGCCTCCATGGCGTCACGAAGCTGGGCTTCTGTGGCGTTACCCTGAACAAAATCTCTGGCTACATTGGGATAAGCATTCCTTGCAAGAACCTGCTTATCTACGTTTCCAATAACTCTGTCAGCATCTTCGGCTGAGTAACCTAAGTCTTGCAGTCTTTGTACTATCGACTCTCTTGAAACGTCACTGCCAACCGCAGCATAATCTTCGATCGCTTGGTTAGCGTTACGTGCTCGCTCAATGTACTGCTGGTTAGCTGTTTCAATCTTTTGAATCTGAGCGGCAGAATAACCGGCCTGTCCTAGCTCAGATCTAACATCGTCGGGGCTTATCGCCCCATTATTCATTTCTCTTAATAAAGAACTAACGAATTGAGACTGTCCTGCATTAAGCCCAGCCTGTATACCATTCCACTCATCGGCCGTGTAGGTTCTGCCGGGCGAAGCGCCGGTAAGCATAATCCTATTGCCATCGTCGTCTGCCGAATACAGGTTTCCGTTGGCATCTATTGATACAGAACCGATTGCCGTGTTTGACAGAGGGACTTCTTTTGCAGCTTCCCCGGTAACTTTTGCGGCCGTTGTTTTGTCAAACCCAAGCCCTTGGAGCTGTGATATTAAGGAGAATGGATTGAACTGACCAGTCTTTGCAAACTGTATAGCTTGACTTACCCCAAGCTGCAATAAAGCTTTGTCTTTGGGATCAAAACCTTTGTCACTGGCAAGAGCGTCAATCGCACCAGATACAGCAGCATTGCCAAGCATCTGAATGGCTGCAACCTCATTCCCGCCAAGAGCGTTTATACCAGCACCAATTACCGACCTTGCCGTGTCAATAGACATGCCAGTCTGGTTTGCTAGTTCTTGGGATGCAATTTGCTGACCGGCAGCCGCAGCCAGAGATGCTAGATTGATTTTCCCTGTGGCAATTAACTGTGTAATTGCAACGCGCCCCACTGACTGTAGCTCAGCAGGAAGCATCGATCCTATACTTTGGCCAATATACCCGGCACCAGCAGTCTTTACTGCATTTTTAATAGCCGTTAAGGGGTCAGCACCTGCTATTAATTGAGTGCCAAAATTTATAATCCCGGTGCCCAGTGCAGTAGCTGCCGCTCCGGTTGCTCCAAAAGCTGCCCCTACAGCCTGGCCAAATCCAGGAACCGCGGCCATCACCATAGGCAAAACGCCCTGGATTAAAAAATCCGTCCAGAAGTCGTTATCTTTTGCGCCTTGGTAGTACTTGGCATCGCCTATTGGCGTGAATTTGCCATCTTGTACCAGGTATGCCTGAGCAACTCGCTCTCTATTTTCGCCCCCTGTTTTTTGCCCGATATAGGCAATAAAAGGACCGGACTCAAAGTCGCTTGGCTTTATGTCTTCAGCAACAGCCTTGCCGTCAACATACTTAAACGTTTTTACAAACGTACTGGTGTGCCTAGACCCATCCGTTGAGTAAAGGCCGTTACCAAGTTTTGGGTTTAATGCAATTAAATAATCTATTGCATTTTTTGTTGTATCCGATATTTCTCTTGGCTTAACACCAGTAATGTCACTATCGTCTTCGAGTTGCGTTGATGTAGATGATGGTGCTGCGGCTATAGCATTTGTAGTTTTAGGGGCGGACGCGGCTCCTGTTATTGTTTCTATTTGGTCTTTAATTTCCCTTGCAATAATCTCGCCTGTTTCTACATTTGGGTGCAGGCCATCTAACAAACCACCTTTCGGTATTTCAATGTTTGATAGATCAATGTATTTAATACCGTACTTTGATGCAAGCTCCCGCATTCCGCTGTTAATTTCGTCAACAAGCGGTGGCATGTAATCAAAATAATTACCTTCTACACCTCCGTGCCTTGGGTCGTCAGATTTTGCTACAGGGGGTATACCAACAAGTACAGGACTTGACCCAGCCGTCTTTGACATCTGGATCATTTTTTCAATGTTTGTAATCGTTGTTTTGGGATCCCTCAACAAAGCAGCATCTGCTGCCCCGTACCTTAAAAGAACGGTCTCTGGCTTTACTGAATTTAAGAATGTTTCAAACGTGCCGCCAAATGGCTCAAACGCCGATGCCTCTTGCAAACCAGATAGTGCGTCTGGTTTTTTTCCTGTAAGAGCCTCATAGGTGGTCATGCCACCGCGGCTAACGTTTGTTATATCTTGGCCAAGGAAATCAACAAGACTCCTTTGCTTCGCCCCTGTTGGGTCATACCCTAAAGCAGACGAAAGAGAATCGCCAAGAATAGCGATTTTCCCTGCGATATTTGATACGCTGGAACTTGCCGTTTTTGCTATAGCATCGTTTTCAGTAATCTTGGGCAGTTCCATAGTTGCTTATCAGTAGCAACCGCCTTTAGCCATTTTGATCATCTTGCCCTTGGTCTTGCCCTTTGATGCAACACCATCACGGCTAGGTGCCGCTGTTTTGACCGCGCCCATCTTGGTCATACCACCAGCTTTCATGCCTTTGGCCTCAGCCTTCTCATGCTTGATCATGGACTTGGGAGCGCCTTTAGCTTTCATAAAAGCAAGCTCTTTCTTAACCATGGCTTTAGGCTCACCGCCCGCTTTGTAACCTTTCATAGCTCTTTGCTCCGATAGTCCAATCGCAATTGCTTGCTTGGGGTTAGTAACTTTCTGGCCTGAAGAGGATTTAAGTTTACCCTCTTTAAACTCACGCATTACTGTACCAACTTTGTCTTTCATATGTACCGCCCGCGTGTCTTTCCACGTGATGCAATCCCATCAGCTCGCCTAGAGGCGGATCCAACTTTACCGCCTGATTTGCGGCTTTCAATCACATCGTCGGTTCGCCTATCCCTGTCTAGCAATCTGCGCTTGTTCTTCGCAGCAGCATACTCAACAGGACCCATGTCTTTTTCATAAGGCAACCTGCGCTTGGGCGACTCTAACTGCTCAGGCTCTTTACCGCGCCTTGCTAACTGACCGCTCTTAGGTGCCAATTGGCCGCTCTTTGGCTCGCTTCCTTTTACCACGTCACCGCCACGTGGCGCTTTGGTTGTCAGCTCACCAGGTTTAGATTGTTTGGCGCCATAGTAATAATCAGCGGGAGGTTTTGCTGGAGAGGGCTTAGCCACTTCTTGCGGAATTCTTGGCTCTACCCTTGGTTTGGCTGCCTGCGCTGCTTTGCTTCCAATGCCGGAACCAAGGGAGCGTAAAGCTTTCAGGCCGGGTCCACCCAGTAATGCCGCTTCTGGAGCAACTCGCTCAAGAGGCTTATCGACAGACTTAAGACGCTCTATTTCTGCCTTACCTCTTGCTTGCTTTCCGGCTTCAATAGCAGCCATCTCTTGCTCAGCAGTCTTGCCCATAGCTGTACGGCCCATGGATCCGGCAGGTTTAGCTGATTGCGCTGGTGCTGGTTTTGGTGGTTCCTGTCTACGTGTTAGGCCCTTCTGTGCATTCATATAGTCGCGCAAATTATCAAAACCCGCCTTTGTCATCTGCTCTTTTGTGACTATAGGAGCCTTGGCAGCAGATTTTAATGGCGCTCTTGAAAAACCGGCCGTGCCTGGCTCATTGATTTCTGTAGACACTGAAGACGGAATATTTTGCGGCTTAACCGGGGAAGCCTGCGCCACCTGGCGCCGTCGCTCATTCTCTTCAATGTTGCGCTCAATCATTTCCTCACGAGATCCCATCCCGTAATCTTCTGAGCTTACATCGCCGTATCCACCTTCGACGTACTTACGTACCTTGCGTTTCATAGCTTACTCCCGGAAACAGTGCCACGTGGCACTGTTTTTTATTTCATGCGTACCATGGTGCCTTTGGTCTTGCCACGCTTGGCGCAACCATCAGCAGCTTTCACGTAACCGCCGGCTTTAAACATCTTGCCTAGGTTTGGCCGCATATCTTTCTTACGCAGCTTCTCATCTTCTACCTCTTGCTGCATCGCACCACGCTCTTTCTGGGTGGGTACAAGATCGTAGTTAGGGTTGTAGTTCGTGTCGCCATGGCGCCCACGGCCTTTACGGGGATCATTTTGCATCATCATTTCCTTTCAGCGAGGGCATCAATTTTTGCTTCAAGTCTTGCAAAGCCTGTGTCAAAAC